ATTGCAAATTCCTTAAGGTCATCCAATGTCATATCGGAGAGGTCAGGCGCGCCTTGTTGCAACACTAGCAAGAGCACAGAGAGGTTAGCATCAGTAGCGTCATCATTTTCTGCTGCCTTAACCGCCTCCTGCACACGCATTGCTTGTGCAACAGTCAGCTTAACAATGTCAATGTCTTGACCAACGAACTTAAGTTTCTTGGTGATCTTAGCACCTTTGAAGCGAGAAATAGACATATCAACTTTTACGGTTTATATCCGTAATTCCATCTTTATTCATTAATTGAAAATCATCCACTGTCTTTCTCATTGCATGAAGCGTTGAGAGAGTAATGAAGACTTCCCGCGATTTTGCTTGATTGTTATCGAATTCTGCGATTCTATCATAAGTCTTTCGAATAGATACATCGATTGCCTTACGAATATGTTTCGTAGTTATACGCAGTACATATCCAGTACTGAAGGGTTTAGTATAGGTGTCAGTGCTATTTGCACCTCCAACCTCTTTGGAAGTTATATTTTCCATATTGCTTTCGATAGCAAGATAAGGGCACCTAATGGTTATTTAAACACGAGCCTGAAGTGGCAATGTCCCTGTATACTCACTTAACCTACTTAGTAGGTATATGCACCGTAGAAGTCCGATTGCATAGACAGCGTCAATGTGGCTGTCGTTGCATCAGTCAACGAAGGTTTGACCAACAGTGCTTCCATCCGGCCTGTCCAATAGTATACACTGTTCTGAACAGTACCGAGACCAAGCGGCAGAGAGGCGTACTTAGTAGCAGCAGTTACACCCGCGCTATCGCTATTCATTAGCGAGAAGCGGAATGCACGTGTGATACCATCGTTCACAAATTTGCTAAGTCCGCGTACAGGATCAGCATTTGGTGACCAATCTGAGGGTACGTAGTTCAACGTGATTTCAAGGCTAGGCGCATCGGCTTGGCCTTGAATTTGCTGGGACTGCTTCGAGCCAAAAACCGGAACCTTAATAATGTTCGGAGGAGTGCCCATCGCTGGGAATTCACGAACGTTAAGGATACGTACAAAACCACCTGCAATAGCGGCGTCATCCAATGTGCCTGTATCTGCCGTCGCAAACAAGGCTTTGAAACCAGTATCATCCATTGTTGCAGGAACAATAGAAGTACCGATTGCGATTGCCAAGTCAGTGTAAAGGGCGACACCCATCGAGTTAATATGTGCCATTAGCTATTCCTTAGTGTGTATGCGCACCATAGAAGTCAGACAGCATTGACAACGTTACCGTTGCAGTGGTGGCATCAGTCAATGATGGTTTAATGAGAAGCGCTTCAATGCGACCATACCAATAGTAGCATGAATTGTCGGTTGCCAGGCCGGTCACAGCGGATGCCGCAGCCGCATTCTGTAACGCAAATCTAAATGCGTATACTACATCTTTGTCCAACGCATAACCCAATGTACCTGGCGTCGTGATATCAGACCAATTCTGTGGAATATAGTTGATAGTTACCTCAAGACTAGGTGCATCTGCTTGCCCCTGCACTTGCTTGGATTGTTTAGAACCAAACCCCGGCACCTTAATAATGTTTGGAGGGGTACCCATTGCTGGGAACTCTCGTACATTGTCAAAGTCAGTACGCTTAAGAGCGGTATCAAAAAGTGCATGCCAATCAGCTGGAAGGCCCGTGCCTGGTACAGCTGTGGTAACAACTTTATTCATCGATAGTACAGTATAAACTGCTGCACCAACAGATTGAACGTGAGCCATTTTTAGTTAAATTCCATAGTAATTAAAAGGGATAGAGTAGGATGACCGATACAAGCTAGGATTCGCCTTGTCGTTTCCCATTGAGACTAGATTACTATAGCCTAACTGGGTGCTGCCACCGTCATTAGTCTTAATAGTCTTGCCTGCAAGGTAATCATCCAACTTATCTGCTATTCGTGTAGTCTCATTTGAGCCACCACCAGCAGGTATAAATATGTCTATCATCAGCTGACCTGCAACTGACCTAGGTGGATTTACCACTGTCTGACCACTTGCGACGATTGCGACACGAACATACGTGTTTCCAATAGAGCTACCTACGAAGTTTTCTGGTACGGTTTTAATACCTTCTGTCATCCAGCCGATCGCTCCGAAGATTGAATAAACGTCCTTATATAGCGAGCTATACTTGTTCATTTAGGCCTCCTTCGCAACGTTGACTGTAATGATATAACCATCATTGTCGTAGGGTGGTATCATACGCCAGATGCCACCACCGGTGACTTCCTGGATTGTATCATACACTGTAGGATCATCAATGTCTTCAGCCTTGAACAGAAACACTTCAGTGATGGTTTTGGACAATTCCTTGTCCCCACTGGCACGTTTCTTCTTGGTTAAAACACCTTTAATAACTTTAGTCGTAGTCGTACCTGTTATAGGCAGACCTGTGCTAAAGTCAAATCCTGTAGAACTCTTCTGTACTAACGTAACGTCTGTCGCAAGATCTTTTAGTAGATTGAATGCTAGCTTCACATTTCCTGCGATTGTCGTACGATATCCCATTAGTTGCTCCTCCACCAGCTATTTGAGCCAGCGTTTTGCAGTAATGGCGTTACCATACGTTTTACCGTCCCAGGTATTACACTGGGCGGCCTCACAGTTGTCAGGTTAATTTGCCCAACAGATATGTTAACAGCGGAGCCACTGTCATCCAACACTCCGTCGTTGTTTATCAAATGGTACGCTAACTCCTTAGTCGCAGTGATCACACGCGCTGGTACTGCACTGTCAAGATTAACAAGTGTACCGACGCGTGGATCATGGTAACTTCCACTTCTAGGAAAGGCCAGCGGTTGAGTCTGACTTACGGCAATCCCAGTCCAGCGCAATCCATCCAATACAGCCGTAGCTGTCACTAATGCTTGCTCCTTCTGAGTTGCATCAGCGGCAAGCCACGCTGCTACATCGAGGCGGTCGGCAAAGTATGCATCAGCCTCGCTTAATGTAACATACGAATTTGTCCCTTTTGCAAGTGCCATAAGAACTCTCCTTAATTATCCGTGGAACACTGGCAGAATGCCAAGGCTCAGTGCCGAACTAGCCTTACGCTTCCAGGTACCGGTGGTAGCTGCCATGGTAGCAGAGACCACAGCGGTCAATGACATCGGTGCACCACCTTCAACTGCATACATGTATGCGGCATCGTCAGGAAACACGGTGGTAGCACCAACCCAGTCATATCCGCCCGGATGAGCAACATAGCCCCAACGATGCCAGATGTCCGTAGAACCGCCGCCATTGAATGCACGTGCATCACGGAAGACTTCAACAGGTTCCGGAACGGTCAATGCTTCCATAGCAATGGCACCTGGCAACACAATAAAGGAGGCCTTAGTACCAACAATGTCAACGCCAACACCAGTGTTGATTTTGGCAAGCTGAGCAGCGCTAAACGATTGAGCAGCACGAGTCTGAATCAGACGGAACTTACCACCGAAGATCGTGTCGAAGATCACATTTGCTTCTGTAACCTTGGTCTCATCAACCAGATTAGCAGAGCGCAGGGATGCAAGGGTTTCAGGTGACACAACAAGGTATGCATAGTCAGGCTCATAATCTTTCCATGCCATGCCCATAGCGTTCAGGAAGCCTTCAGCACGAGCAGCACCTTGGATAGCAGCGGTGGCAGCAATCACAGGAGCGGTAGCACCAAGGTCAACATAGAAGCCATACTTCATGTCAGTCGGGTCGTTGGTGAACGTTTGACCACCAAGGCCAGCATTACCAGACGCAGCAGCCGAACCATTCAGGGCTTCAGAGATGGCAACACCCTTCATCACCGACAGAATAGCGTTGTGCTCATCTTGCGAGCGAGTCTCACCAAAGTCGCGGCCAATCTTAGCCAGACCGTCTACCTGAGTAACGACTTGCTGCAGATTGACTTGAGTAGCGCCATGCGTACGGACGGTCTTGATGTAGGTCGAGAAGTCAGATGCGTAGGTGGTTCCAGTACCATTAGCCGCATTGGTCAAAGACGCGACATTGATGGTAGGGTTGATTGGTTTAAACCAACGAACCTGGCCAATAAATGTCTCAGTTGTGACATCGATATTGGGATTCGGTCCAACAATACCAGTACCAGACAGCTTACGGGCGTTGGTGTACGCTTCGTCGCTGTAAGCCGACAGAGCAGCTTGAATGGCATAGGTATTAGAACCGTTGACATTGCTTACAATTGCAACCATTTTTCAAATCTTTCAATTAACAGTTTGGGTCATTACTGACCTCGTTGATTCTTCAATTTGCCCTCTGCTGCAAGTTTAAGAACCTCAGCTTGGGACATCTTGAAGATGGATGTTGGTTTATCTACAGGCGGTGCGCCATTACCAGTTCCGGAAGAACCACTTCCTGAATTAGCTTTTGCTTTGAACAAAAATGATTGTTCTTCGTCCTTAGAAAATGCATCACAGTAATCTCGTACAGAAATGCCAGTGCGGTGTACCCACTGCCCTTGTGCATCTTGAATAAGATTAGCCGTAATCTCTTTGAAAGCCATGTCAGAGGCTTTGTCGTTCCTAAAGGTGAAGCCACGTAATGCTTCACGCACAGAGACATCACGGCTTAATTCCGTGTTTCTCTTTTGCAAGGCCTCATTTTTAGAACGTTCCTCTGCAAGTTGCATCTCAAAAGCTTCCTTATGTTTGCCTTCTTCAGCCAAACGTTTTAAGGTTGCTTCCCTTTCCTTAGCCTCGAACGCGGCAATTTTAGCCAGGCTGTCGTCACGCTGTTTATAGGCACCATCTAACTTCCCTTTGATGTCCGTCAGAGCTTCAGCCAGTCGGTCTGAAACCATCTTGTTGATCATCTCTGAGTCAGCTTTATTGACAGTACTCAAGGCAGCTTTACGTGCAGCTTCAGCATCTTCCTCAGCTTTCTTCTTAGCAGCAGCTGCGACTTCCTCTGCTTTCGCAGTGGCGGCAGCAATCTCCTCCGGAGTCTGTTGAGTATTACCGTTCTGATCACTATTATTGTCAGCCATTTTCTTCTTCCATCAGGCACAGCCTGTTTATGATATTGAGGGTACGACCCTGTTAATTAGCAGCCCTAAGGCCGCCGTCTCTTTTAAGGAATGGATACTATCCACTCCTTTTAACCTACACCGTAAAAATAACGGTTATTCTTAAAGTCAGCGGGGATCTTCTCTAAGATATCACCTCGCTTCAGGATATCAGCCTCTGTGACTATACGTCCATCAATTATTGAACGCCCAGCCACAGGTATGATACCAATGTCGATTGCCTCATTTAGATACTTGTTGTATAGCTCTTTAGGTAAGCCACGGGCAAGCATTTCATCGAGGGTTGCTTTGACAGATTGTGTTGACACTGCATTAGCATAAATAAGTTTCAGACCTTCTCTAGCTGGCAACATTTCTGCCGCATTAGTAAAGAAAGCATCATGCACAGTGCTGGTTTGTACATTGTTCTTGATTCCCCACAAGTGAAAATCTTTTACAATAGTAGCATCGTTACTGTGGTTGCCATTAACTGCAAACGCAGTCCTAGCCTTATTCACATCTGCAATATCGTTGATCTTGTTATCACGATTTCTAAACTCATCCCACCATGAAGGGTCAGTCTTCTGAGGCACTTGAAGGATGTTAGTAATCCACTTACCATCAGCGTCTTTATATGCAAGTTTCTCTTCGAATGTCTGCGTAAAATTCTGCTCTAGTGTTTTGCCAGAGAAGTTTACCCATGGTATATTAGTCCAAGTCTTATCTAACTTGTTAGGGATGCCTATCTCAATACCGGGAGTAATGTCCTCGCCGAAGATTGAGTACTTACCTATTTTAAATCCAGTGCGTCTACGGGTAGGCGCTTCTACACCACGTATGAACTTGTCCGTAAGACTACCTGGCACATATCCTGGAATACGTGTAAGGATCTTGTTACGAAGACTCTCATCTTTGATCGCCAGCGTACGCGTCAACCATCTGGGTAGGTGTTTGCCATTCTTCTTTGCACCAAGGATGCTCTGCTGGAATAACGTTACAAAGTCCATCTCACTCTTGCTAGGCTTAGCATTCACCATGAAGTCCTCTGCTAACCTACCAAAGTATTTAGTAAAGTCAGTAAGGATAGGTACTTGTGATTTCAGATTCTCGCTCATGATTGCAGCAATAGCCTGAAAGTCATCTGGTGTTACAGTGTTAGTATAACTACGCCCTAACTTCTCGACCAAGTCCATTGTCTTGCTGTCAAGGAAGTACAGCTGCTCCATTATGTCATCACCTGGAGACAACCCCTTATTGAAGATGTCTTTCACGTCTACACGCAATGCTTTCAACTCTTGGTACATCTCTGGGTCAAGTGTTTCATAGCGTGCCATGCGTGCACTGATTTCGCTTAGCACAGTATCACGGTCTGCAGCCTTAACAATCAGCATGCCTTCATCTTTTCCTAAGACTTTAGAAAGTTTTGCTTCTACGTTAAGTATTCCTGTACGCTTTCCCGCGCCATAAAACGTGACCATGTTTTGAGCTTTTGAGGCCTTCCTAAGGTCTTTCTCCGTCAAGTTTAACTTGACATTCAGCTCACGAAAGCGTGGATCGTTGAAGGTCCGGGTTGCAATCTCATCGTACAGGCGCTGTTTCTGATTAGTGGGTATCACATTACTAAGTGCAGCCAATTGCTTATTCTTAGTAGTAAGTGCGATAATCTGAGCACCAGATGAGGATGCATCTTGTTCTAGCGCAAGAGCAATTTGGTAGTTCTTTAATGATGCCATTGTCTTAGCATCGTAGACACCGCCTAAGTGCTCATTAATGCGGCTAGCTTCTAGTGCGAAACGCATTAACTTACCCTGCTCTTCACCATCAATCTCAGCCATCAGCTTGTTTTCTAATAGTTTTCTAATGTCGTTTGGCTTACCCCTACGCATTTGGTCACCAAGTTCAATTAGCTCTTTGCGCCATAGCTGAGCGATCTGCTGTCTACCAGTGATACTCAGACTATTGTACTTGTTCTCAAGCACATCTGATGCACCACCTAAAAAGGCCCCGATTTGGTCTTGCAGATTTAAAAAGCCAAGCTCACTGAAAGGTTGTGCCTTTGCAGTGTTAAGAAATGGT